ACCGGTCTCTGATCTTGCACGAGCTCGATGCCGTGCTCCTCGAAGTCGAGCCAGCGGTCGATCTGCATCCGCGGGTCATCGGAGATCTCTACGGCATGCTGCCACAGCCAGTGCTGCCACCTCTCCTCATGGTTTCCGACTTTAAAGACAATCGGCACCTTGGGAAACTGGATGCGGAGCCACGCGAGCAGCTGCCGGCAGTCTTCGCTCTCTTTCTTGAAGTCCCGCTTTTTCGGATCTTTGATCCACCGCGAGATGCTGTAGAAGTCGCACGTGTCGCCGTTGAGCACCAGGGCGTCGATGCCAACTGCCTTGAGGTGCGCAACTGCCGCGGCCAACGCCGTCTCATCGTGAAACGGCACGTGGATGTCTGAGAGGATGCCGATCGTGCCGACCACATCCAGCACGTATGGCGTCCACGGCTCTGCTTTGCTCGGTGGCATGGCTACGCCTTGGCCGGGCTTTCGGGCCTCTCGTGGTTTTGTGGCGTGCTTGCGACGATCTTTGCCGTTGTTTCCGGTGGCAGTGCGAATGCGGCTGCGTGCTTGCTCCAGAGTCAAGGCACCGTTTGTCTCTGCCACCAACCGGCGAGCGAGCGTGCGTGCCGGTGCGTCAGCGTGGTCCGTGAGCAGCTGCAAAACTATGGCATTGATCGGGTCTGGTTTTCGCGGCATCACTCATCCTCCATGCGGTAGCCAAGCTGCCAAAGAACAGTGGCCAGCACCGTCGCTGTCTGTGCTACATGCTCCTCGCTTGCGAATCCCTGGCATGCGTGAAGCAGCTCGTGGCAGATCGTGTCGAGGCGTTCCATGCCTTCGAGGCTGGTGCAGATGCTCACGCGGCGTTTGTCGTATTCGCACAGTCCGCAGAGATTGCGACGGCGCAGCGAACGAAACACCAGCTGCCACCGCTGACCGTCGATCGCGACTGTGTTCTTAGCTGGTGTCTTTGGCACGCTCAGCCTCCCTGCGAGCGGTCGATACAGCCCTTTTCACAAGTATTGCCGCTGCTGTCTGTATGAAAGGCAGACTTCTCTTTTTAGCTTCTTCATTAAGCCAACCGACGATTCTCTGAATGTTGCTCTCGCACCAATCGCAGCCGCGGTCATCCATGATTCGCGCCCGATCGTTGCATCGGCAGTTCGGCGTAACCTTAAACATCAGTGCCGCCAGCCAGTGCTTTAGTATCGTGCCGGGCCTGCCAAACGCCTCAGGCGACTTAGGTCGCTGCGATGCTGGGTAGGCTGGATTCTCAATGTCAACGACAATAACGCCTGCATCGTCCTCGCTTACAATGCAGTCAGCGACTTCCTCGAGCAGCCAGCCTCTTTGTTCTGCCTTTTCAATAAGATGCCGCTTCTCGCATCGTATTAGGGAAGAGGATTGTTTGAGCATGTCCTGCACTCCACGTTCCAAAGTGTCGGGCTGATTCCGCTTGGCGTTGCAACACATTGTTCTGTCTCCGTGCATGAAGACCCGGCGCATGCTTCTTCAGCGGTATCTCCAGGCAGGATCGATCCAACGCTGTCGGGATTAGCGATGCAAGTGCAGCCAGGCTTACAGTCCGCCGTAACGAAGCATGGTTCCGCGCAAGGACAGCAGGTGCACCGTACCATTTATCTATCACGGCGTAGTTGCCGTCGAGCATGTTGCGAAAGGGTATGTAAGTTGCAAGAACTTCTGCGTTGTTGTCGCTAGAGTCTTAGTAATTTCACACGTTTCAGTGTTTAAGGAGACTTGTACATTTATGACCTGAGTCCTACAGACTTCTTTCATCTCCCAAGAAACTAGATGCCATACGTTTGTTTCGTCCTGCAGAACTCCAACTCTGCCGTCAGCAATGCTGCAAAAAAGGTTGATCGCAGTCGCCGTTGCTGAGCTATAGATAGGGTTGGCAAACGTAATCTCAGCGGTTTGACCTACATTCCAATGCGTCGTGAATGTTGCGACACGAAACGAACCTGCAACCGCAGTTGTTGCACCTCCAATGCTCCGAAGCCGCGGCCCAAACCGCAGCGGCTCAGCACGCCGGTCTCCCTCCTCGACTTTTCGCACTACCTTTGCAATGCGTTCCGCAGCTGGGCGAGTGAACTGCACTCGCTGCAGCTTCGCCGGCTTGCCGAGACTTTGCGGCGTAGTCCCCTGGTGCAAGCCGCAGCACCGCGGCCTCGCCGGCTTTCAGACGCACAGCATCGTAGAGCGTATTGCTGTCCAGCCGGCCAAAGCTGACCGTGTGCGTGGTCTCTGTCGCAAGGCTGCGGCAGAACGCCAAGCCAAGTGTGCCGATGTCCGTGGTGGTGATTTGCGTCGTTGTCGTGCCGAGCTCGAGCGTGACTGCGACCACGCCGGCACTTGCCATGTTGGCTGTCACGCCGCTGGCGGAAAACGATTGCGAGAGAGAGCCTTTAGCGATCTGTCCGTTCACTGTGTAGTTAATGTCCGGCATTGTCTTTCCTTAGAATGTTGGCGTGCCGAAGAATGAAGCAAAATCCTGCACCGGATACGGTCGACGCTCGAGAATGTCTGGGTCGCCATCCTTTAGATCCCCGTTTTCATCCAATGCCAATGGCACTTGCGATGGCACATCCTGGCCGGTCGTGGCGGATGCTGGTGCGGCATCAGTCACATACACGGGTGCCTTGTCTCCTGTGCCACCTGGCTTGTAGTTAAAGCCCACGTTTGGCAGCTTCAACAGCCATGTCTCCGGTCGATACATGAGTTCGACTGTGACCTCCCAGTAGCGAATCTCAATATCGTTGACGACTTCTGTCTTTTGTTGAGCACCTATTCCCTGGCATTTCCACGTGTACGCTGGTGCGCCAAGATATGGATCAGAGTTGATCGCGTTTGTGACAGCGTTCGACAACGCGACCGGATAGGCAATCCTGTTGCCAGCGATTACCGCACGAATCTCAGAAGACTCAACCGTAAGACCCTCGAAGTAGTCGCCAGCCGTGTTCACAAGCGGCTGAACGTCTGTGTTGTCGTCGCCTTCGTAATATGTCAACGCTGGCTTTGTGGTGGTAGTCGCTGAAAATGACCACACATCGGGCCTGGCCAAAGGATTAGGCTCAAAGTCCTGGTTGCCAACCTGCGGCACCTCGTAGCGATACGTGACCTCAGCATGATACGGCGTTGGCGTCGCTTCCTTGACGCTGCCTTCTGTGCACCTCAGAAACGGGTACTCTGGGTGGAATGCACCGTGAAAGATGCCGATGGCATTTAGGATCGCCTGGTTGCTAGTCGCTGGATCGTCGAGCGTGACGCCAAATCGACGCACTGCCGTAGGTGACTCACCGAAACGGTGGTCAAAGGTGCGGCCGGTCATCTCGCGAAAGCTGGTGACGCTCATGCAGCTGCTCCAACAATATCGACGGTTGGATCGGGTCGCAGCGTTACGCCTAAGCGGTCAACAGCATCCACCACCTCGCTGTTGCCGTTCTCGACTGCATCTCTGACGCCGTTGGTTGCATCAACTGTCTCCTGTGGTGCCTGTGGAGCCTTTGCAAACTCATCGCGGGTTTCTGAAAGCGTTTCGCGTAGGCCTGCGATACTTTCCGCAAGAAAATCAGTCAGCCCGCCTTCTTGACGCCTTGCAATCTTGGCTTCAAGTTCTGCGATGCGTGCTTTTTGCTCTTCAGTTGGATCAAAAATACGTTGCTGCCGTGCACCACCAAACTGACCGCCTGGAAGCATTCGTGTTCTTGTTGCTTGCTGCCGAACACGCTCGAGTTCTTTCTCGTCTGCGGTTTTCTCGACAACGCCCAGGTTGCTCAGAATGGCAAGAATGCCATCCGCAATCTGCCCGAGGACTTCAGCAAGCGTTCCCAGGCCAGCCAAAAACGTGTCAGCAAACGCAAACAGGGCATCTGTGATCGTCTTTGTGATGTTCTCAACGCCAATCTCTTTGACCATCTCCAGGATCTGCGTGGCAATCTTTTCTATTGTGGGCGCAAGATAACTGGTCACCTGGCCAACAATGCCATTGATCGTCGCGCCGATCTTCGTGAAAGAATCATTCATAGCCTCAACTGATGCGACTTGATCGCCAGTCAGCACCAGGCCAAGTGCCTCTGCTTCCTCACGCTGCACCTTGAGTGCCTCTGCACCCTGGTTCAACAGTGGCAAAAGCTTGACGCCGTTTCTGCCAAAGATCTGATTTGCAGCAGCTGCACGTTCAGCGTCTGTGGCCAAACCGCTGATAGCGTCGGCAATCTGCTCGAACGTTTCCTCCGCACCTTGTTCACGTAGTTTTGTGATTGAAAGCCCAAGCTCTCCAAAGATGTCAGAATCTGATCCTTCCTCGAGCTCGCCCAGACGAATCGTCATCTTTTGCAGTGACCTGGCGAACTCTTCTGTGTTTACTCCAGACAGCTCAGCGGCCAACCCATAAGCCTGAATGGCTTCGGCACTCACGCCAGTTTGTGCTGCAAGTTTGCCAACGGCGTCGATGGCGTTGCGTGCATCGTCAAACAGACCTTTGGCAGATGCGGCTGCACTGCTCAATGCACCAGCCAATGCAGTCACGCCGTCGATCAGGGCACGGCCAATCTCGATCGTCTTTAAGACAGCCAAGTCTTTGGCAGACTTCTTGCCAGCCTCAGCCATCTGATCGAGCTTGCTGTTGACCTCGTTGACGCTCTTGGCGAGTCCCGCGGTGCTGGCCGAGATCTGCAGAGCAAGACCCAGTGCTGTGGTCGCCATTAGTCAGCACCTCCCAGCCGCTGGATCAACTGATCCATCGTGGCTTGCAGCTGCAGTTCGTGCTGCGGTGCGCGAGTAATCGGCACGAAGTCTGAGGGCTTTGGGCGTTTTCCTACGCGAGTGTGCGGAGCCAGTACTGCAGACGCAATCGTTCCCGCCTGGTGCCACGGGTCGTCGAGCGGACCGCGGAAGTGAGCCACGTAGGCATACCACTCGCTTAACTCTCGGCTGTCCATTCGCTCGCATAGTTCTGCCACCGTCATCCCGAGATGCCCGGCGAGAGCAAACAGAAAACGCCTGCTCGGCCGGGCATTTAGTTTTTTGCTAGCTCATCCACTTGGTCTGATGTCAGAGCGTTTCGCTCGCGGGCTAACTCGAACAAGCGATTGACCACGCTGGCATCTTGCTCTGCCAGTTGCGGCACTTCAGCATCCGAGAACAGCCGGTTTCCGTTCTCATCGCATAAGCACTTTGCCAGGAAAACGCTGCGGAAGTTTGCGACGCCTCCTTTGCCTTGTTTCTCAATCCAAGCCAACTCCCATGCGTCCCGCTCACCTGCTGTCATGGTTCTGAGAAAAACGTCAACGCCCCATTCGGGCACAGCAACTTTCTGCAAATTTCTTTTGCCACTAGCCAGGATCGCTTCCTTGATGTCCATCAATCCCTCACGTGATAATTGCAAACTCAGCGGCGTACACAGTGACACCGTTCAAGTTTGCGCTTGCGTTCACCTGCGTACATACTGCAGTGACCGTCAAGCCCATCCCGCCTCCAGTGATGACAAGTGAGCCAAGAACGCCCCAAATATTCGTGCTTATTGCACCGAGACTTTCTATAGTGACGCTTCCCGCCTCTGCCATGTAGGCAGAGTCTCTTGCCATTGTGTAGCCACCACCCACAGACCAGGAAAGATTCCTGATCTCGCTGGCCGGCGAGCCGTTAAACGAAAACGCGATGCCTTGAGAGACAGTAGCCACGGTTGCCTCCGCAGCTAGCTGGCTGCAACTCGTAGGGTTGCGCTTCCTCTGATGACATCGTTCACGGCGAGAGTCACGCTCGAACTAGCAACCGTGGCACTGCGAGAGAGCGTAAGCCCACCGCCCACAGTAAGCGTGCCGCTAGTGCTTCCTTCAAGCTCGGTGGTGCCGATGTAGTCGAAGCTGATCTCGACGCCAGTATCGTCAACAGTGCCAACAAGAGGCGCGTCTTGGCTTGCCAGCTGCTCGCCAGTCGTCTGGCCCAGGTGGCTAATGTCGATCCGCTCTCGAACGTCGTTGTAGTTGAGCGTCAGGTTTGTGACCGTGAACGTGGTGCCGTCAAAGACAAGCGTCGTTCCGGTCGAATCGTGCGGCGTAGTCGCCATCTGCTATGTCTCCTGCCACCAGATGTCCAAATCCATTTCGACTGCAAACGCCGGCGGCTTTTCGCTGCCGGCCAGCTGCACCAGCTCGTCGCGTTCCTCTTCGACCGCGACCTGCTTCACCTGTGTATTGTCGAAATAGCCACCGAACCCATCCAGACGACGACGAACAGCATCAGCTAGCTCCCTGGCGACCTCGAACGTGGATGCGTAACAGACAAGGTTTAGGGTGAGCCTCGGCACGCCTACTGGCACGGTGAATGCCTGCTCACGCTCTGTGGCAGTGCGTCTGGTGACGATAAAAGGCAATGGTGTCTCTGGAGTCGCGTACTGATTGAATACGCGATGACCGACAAACTGCGTAATGCTAGCGTCCGAGATGAGCGCGTTTCGGATGTTCTTGTCTGGGTAGCGAACTGCCATCACTGAGCCTTTCCGCCACGAAACGGTCGCGCCATTTCTTTTGTCGCCTTAAGAATTCCAGCTGCCATTTCCTTAATAGTGTCGGCCTTCATTTGGCTTTTCTGTCGTGCATAAGCAGTCTCGATGGGCGGCGTGCCGGCTTTGCCGCCAACTGGCATCTTTCCAAGATCAACTTGCTGATCGAGAAATGTGCCTTTCAGGAATCCCTTTGGCGGTTTTGGTTTTGTGACAAGAGCACCGTTTTTCCTTCGCACCACAGTGAATGGACGTTGCGTATATGACGAAGCTACGCGGCCTTTTGTCTGGCGTTCCTTTGTGCCTTTCTCCACAAAGTGGGCGTGAAAGCCTCGTTCGTTGCTCTTGCGGTCGGAATCAATCTTTCCACGTGGTGGCTTGGTGTAACCAGCAACCGCTACGCCAGCACCGTCTTTCACGTACCGCTTGGTCTTTTTCTTGACAGCCTTCTTCAGATTGCCGGTCGGGCCACGAGGCGTCAGTTGGCGGATCAGCTTGTATGTCGGGTCGATAGCACGCCCGAGAGCTGCCGCCATATGCTTTGCAGCAATGTTGTTTGGCAGGAGCTTAAACGCATCCTGCAGTTCCTTGAGCGTCGGCAGCTCGATGTCTACCTCGATCCCCATTACGCCACCTGTTCCTGGCAAATGAGCACGTGCTCGCTGCGGTGTCCGTATTCCAGCACGCTTACCACATCGAGCGTGCGGCTTCGCCACTGAAGACGCATCTGGGAGGTGAGACCGTCGAGATAACGCATTCGCACTTTGTGGGTGATCTCGACTTGCTGCTGTCCAAACTGCAGTGCTTCTCGGCTGCTAACGCCTT